ATTACCTGGGGCTTTTGTGGTCATCTCTTCTGTGGTCATTTTTATAGAGATAAAAAAACAACATTAAAAATTTATAATGTAAGATTTTAAGAAAAGATTTTAAGATTTAAATTTTTGTCTTTTTTTTTTCTATAAATGGTTTTTTATGGAGCTCGTAAAAATAGAAGGTATAATAGACGTCGTAATAGTCGTTTATCTACTCGTAGAATTTATAGCCGAACATCGGCCAAGTCTCAAGCGTCTCAAATTGCTGCTTTGCGAAACAGAATAAATAAGGTTTATAAAGTTTGTAAGCCAGAGATTAAAACTATAGTTACCAGCGCGGAAACTATGCCTTATACAAGCCAAACGGGAAGTTCATATTATAGATTTTATCCTATGACTTCCCCAGACCTTGGAACAGGTGATAAAGACCGCATAGGCAATTTTATAAGGGTTATTAATGGCGTTTTATATCTATCATGCGAATATTATAATAGTTCAGCTACTGGTTATCATAATACAGAATCAAGCGGCGCTCAGGTAAGGGTTGTTATTGGTCAATACAAACAGCATATAGGGGCTGGAACAGTTCCAAATATTGATGAATTATTTGAATTTCCAAGCAATACAGGAGCAAATTATACGCAAATGGCTTTAAGTCCTCTTTTAGAAGGTATTACGAATAAATATAATATATTAAAAGATTTACGTTTTACACTTACAACTGACAGAAATCAAAAGATGTTAAAGATACCATTTAAGCCAATTGCTCCTTATGTGTTTAATGATGAGGGATTATTCCCTAATTGCTGGGCTTGTCTTGTCGTTACTGGATTACATTATGATACAGACTTTACGGAAACGGTTAAAATAACAGTCTCTGATAAGTTAGTATTTACAGACGCCTAAACATATAAATATTAATTATTTTTTTTCTTTTTTTTTTCTTCTAATTTTCCCCTTTCACCCTTTTTGGAAAAAAAGGGGGAAATGAGAAGACAAAAAAAATAAAACTAATTAAACGTATTCTTATAAATCGTCGTCATATATATATTTATTTTTGTCTTCTTCTTCATCATATCCTAGGTTAATAATCTGTGTAATTCTTCTTGTAAATTGCTTATTTATTTCTTCGTTTTGGTATAATTCTTCAGGTTTGATAATAGATGCTATAATAATACATTCTGGCCTAATACTTTTAAAACTACCTTTAATATTGCATGTATAGCCGTATTTATCGGTTAATTGTAAGAAACTAGCAGCTTTTATTTGACTTGATCGGAATTCTTCTATAACATAACATTTAGCTTTATCGTTTGTAATTTGTATAAAGTTGTTTTCAATAGTTAATTTTCCTATGTCTTTTTTATCAAACTTACTTAATGCTATTTTATAAGCTTTATAGGTTTTTCCTTTGCCAGAATCACCACATATATAAATTATCTCAGGTCCTTTTAGGTCATCTTTTTCTATTTCCTCAAGCATATTTAAAAATTGTTCTTCTTCTTTAGTTTTATCGTCTATTTTACACTTTATATTATATAAGTGGGGGTCTATATCGTTAATATCAGCTTCTTTAAGTTCTTTGACAGTTTTTGCTCCTTGTCTTGGTCTTTCTCCTATTTCGTCTAAAATGTGGCCATCTTTTTCAATATATGCTATGTTTTCTTTAGGACTTCCTCGGCAAATTTCAATATGTGCTTTGTGGTTTAATATCTTTTTTGATAATCTATAAGGCTGTGAAAAATGAACGTATATATGAATATGTTTATGTTTTGTGGTTGGTGCTTCTTCTTCACAACTTAATAAATAATCACATGTTTTTAATGCTATGAGGTCATTTTTTAATTCTTCATTATTTTTCAACCTCATTAAGGGTAAATTGAAAAGCACGGCCTCGGAAAGCCCCAGCCTTAGT